ACATCAATTAGAGCAGTTGTTAGATGCTTCAGAGAAAGAAAATAAACGACTCAAACGCATTCTTGCAGAATTGAGTTTTACAGCTAAAGGGTTTCTTAGTAAATTGGAGAGGATTTAGATGGTATTTAAACCAAACGAATCTTCTGAAGATATTGCTTATGAATATGAAGTCTGCTATGTTGATTTTGACACAGTGTTATTTCGTTCAGCCAAGATGCTTCAAGAAGATTATATTGTTGTAACGAACAAACGTGGTAAAAAGAAAGAGTTTAAAAACGTAACCGCTTTTTATGGCAGAGGTAAAGCTAGAGATGGTGGATGGATTGGAGAACAAAATAAAGAGCGCTTGGAGAAAGGCTTACCACCAATTTCGGCAGATGATTACGTAATTGAAACAGCAGCAAGAGTCAAAGAATCCCCAGACCCAGAGATGACAATAATTGAATATGGTCTGAGTCAGATTGATTACAAAGTTGGGGACATTAAGAAGGCAAGTAAGGCTAAGACCTATGTTCTCGGAATAGGAAGTCTCGAACCTAATTTTCGGTATGAGGTAGCACATATCCTACCCTATAAAGGTGCTAGGAAACCTAAACCAATCTTGTTCCTTGAGTTGCGAGAGGCTTTTATTCAGAAGTACAGAAACAAGGTATTAGTAGCTAAAGATGGCTTAGAAATGGATGACGAAATTAGCATCAAAGGTTGGGAGTCATATAAACATTTCTTAAAAACAGGTAAACATAAATACGTTATCTCCTTTGTTGATAAAGACTTGCGTATGACACCTTGTCCATCATTTAATTATGATAAGGTTGAGGAAGGGATTACTACACCGAGTATAGAGGATTGTGCAAGAGCATTTGCTGCACAAATGCTCAGTGGAGATTTATCAACTGATAATATACAAGGTCTACCTAATCTGAACCCCGATTTTTGCGCTAAGTATGGACTAGCTAAACCACGCGGTGTAGGTAAGGCCACAGCACTTCAAATCTTGGAAGATTGTGAAACACCTAAACAAATGTATGAACGTGTTGTAGAGGCGTATAAGACGTATTACGGAGAAAGTGAGTTTGAGTTTACATCTCACAGAGGTCAAGTTAGTAAACGAAATTGGTTGGATATGTTAAAGGAGAATGCTATGCTTTTGTATATGCTTCGAAACTACAATGAAGCTGGTGTGTATAACATAGTCAACACATTTAATAAATTAGGGGTGAATTATGGGTAGACAACAGTTACCTCCTAAAATAAATATCGGTGAAACATACGGTAGGTGGACAATTACCGATGTTCAACGTTTAGGTAGGTATTATAAGGCAAAATGCTTATGTGTTTGCGGTGAGACTAAGATAGTTAGACAAGACAGCTTACTTAATGGCGACTCCACTTCCTGTGGATGTTTTGCGGCTGAACAAGCGTCGAAGCTCAACAGAACTCACGGATTGTCTTCACACAAACTTTATGATGTTTGGCACTCTATGAACAGAAGATGTTTAAATGAAAATAGAAAAGATTACAAGCATTATGGTGGAAGGGGAATTAAGGTATGCGATGAGTGGGGTTTTACTAACCCAAAAGGGTTTTATAATTTTCTGGAAGACATGGAAGATTCTTTTATCGAAGGGTTAGAAATTGATAGAATAGACAACAATGGTGATTACAACAAAAGTAATTGCAAATGGTCTACCCGATCTGAGCAGGTGGTGAATCGTCGTTTTGCTGAGGGGCAAGTAGGTAAACCACATATTATAAATGACGGTGAGGAAGAATTACATCTGGCCGCTATGGCAGAGAAGTACAATCTTAACCCTTCAATATTGCATGATAGGATAACAAAACTTGGTATGTCTTTGACCGATGCGTTAGTGCTTCCAGTGAAAACTAAGAAATATTTTTTAATTTTCGATGGCGTGGAGTATAACATCAAAGATGTATTTGTGTCACCACCTAACTTTCTTGCTTTGGTAAAGAAGTGTGGAATATCAACCGAAGATTTTATTTACTACTTGTTTGGTAACAATATTTTGGTAGAAGGTATAGTGAACAAAACTAGAATTTCATTTACTAATGTTGATATTGACTTATCAAATTTTACTTTTAAACTACCTCGCGTATATGAGGGTTTTACTAAATATTTTACTAACATTTATCATCACAAGGAGTATCGTAATGTTGAATGATGAGTTTGAGCCGTGGCTTTGGTATCCTGAATTATGGCCCACAAAGAGTAGTTTCTACACCTACTTACGTGGCTCATTACGTAAAGCTGTTTGGAATACATCTCCGATTAAGATAACGTTCAAGAATCTGAATTGCTCACCACCACCTGAAGATTACACAGGCAGAGCTAAGTCTGGTGCTTACTGTGCGTTGTCTGGGGAATGGGAAGGAAAAAGTAAGCTTCAAGTGGATCACATAATTGGTAATGTACCGCTGAATGACGAAGCAGACATTCTTGATTTTATCAAGCACTTAATTCCGCCACCAAACAGTTTGCAGTTAGTCAGCCCAGAAGCGCATAAGGCCAAGAGTTATGCAGAACGACAAGGAATAACATACGACGAGGCAATTCTTGAAAAGACGATCATTGAAATCTGTAAGGCAAAAAAGGATCGTGAATTTCTTCTTGAAAAGGAAATTACCCCCGCTTCAAATGCAGCAAAACGTAAAGAACAAATCAGAGAATATCTGAAGGAGAATAAATGAGTATTTACCAACTAACAACACATGAGTTTACAGAACTCTTAGAGAATGGAACATTATACAAACTGTTCCCTGAGCTACAGGGACGATTATTCAACGTACAGCAATTTGTGGTATTGAAAGCAGAATATGAATTGAATGATGCTTTGTATAATTTCTTATTTGACATTGTAGAATACACAGGCTGTGACCCTGCTGAGTTCTACGATTTGTTTATTGAACACAGAGAAGAACTTCTGAGTATTCTACAACACTCAGACGAACTAAACGTTGAAGGTGTATTAGCTAAATTACGGGAGGATGTGTAAGTGCATATCCCAATTCGACACGTAGAAGATATTGAACTTGCTGTAAAGATTCTTATTGAAGAAGCTGTTGAGAAAGCTACAGATGAATTAGAAGATGAGTATGAAGAAAAGCTCTTAGAGAAAGATGAAGAAATCTTAGAGCTTCGTGGAACTATTCGTAGTTTAGAAAATGAAATTGTTTTATTGCAACGGGAGTTAATGCGCAATGACTAATATTAAACGTAAAGAGTGGCACAGTAAGGTTGACGAGTTATTAGCTACTGGTGTACAATCAGGCAGAACGATTGCTAAGATGTTGGGTCGTGGAAAGTCGCAGGTGAATGAATACATTAGTAGCTTAAAACGCTCTGAGAACGATTCTGAGGCGCTATCTCAGCCGAAAGGTGCTAAGGTGTTGCTTCTTGATATTGAGACTGCACCGCTTCGCTCATACACTTGGGGGCTGTGGCAACAGAACGTAGGTCTTAATCAAATCGAAGGTGAATGGTTTATTCTGTCAGCAGCCGCAAAGTGGTTAGGTTCAGATGAGTCTGAAATTTTCTATAGAGATTTACGTGGTGTGGTCAGTCAAGAAGATGACAGTGTTATTTTGGATATGATGTGGAATCTCATTAATGAAGCTGATGTAGTGATTGGACAGAACTCTAAAAAGTTCGATGCTAAGAAACTAAACGCCCGTTTCATTCTGAAGGGTTATCAGCCACCACGACCATTCAAGCATATTGATACATTACAGATTGCTAAAGCTGTGTTTGGTTTCACTTCTAACAAATTGGAGTGGATGACGGATAAATTGTGCGTCAAATACAAGAAGCAGAAACACAACAAGTTCTCAGGGTTTGAGTTGTGGAAACAGATGCTTAATGATAATATTGAGGCTTGGGAAGAATGCGAGACATATAACAAATATGATGTGTTGTCACTGGAAGAACTTTACATCAAGTTAGCTCCTTGGGATAAGACGCATCCAAACCTGAACCTGTTTGGCGATATTGGTGAGCATGTTTGTCGTTGTGGTAGTAAGTCTGTTGTCGAAGATGGTTTTGCTTTTACGTCTAAGAGTAAGTTTCAGCAGTACCGTTGTTTAGATTGTGGCGCAACTACACGAAGCAGTAAGAACTTGTTCACTAAAGAAGAACGGGATGCTTTGCATCTCAATGTAGTAAGCTAAATAAACCTAAACAAACGCTTGACACGGGAATTGAAGTTGTGTAGAATAATAGCCTGACAACACGTTCCTGTGTCAATAATGAGGAGAGAAATATGAGTGAATTAAAGTTTCCGTTTAAGTTTGCTGTGTCAGGAAACACATACAACGTTGTTATGTTGGGTGATGGGTATCCAGAAGTAACTAACCTACGGACAGGGTGGTCTACTACCGTGTATAGCGAAGATGACATTATTTCCAGAATTAAAGAGGGTATTTGGAAAGTTGTTGATGAAACCGCCGAAGAACAAGACCCAGAAGTAATCATCAAGCAATCAGATGCGTTTGTGCGTATCACTCAAGAGGAATACGATTCACTGATTGACGAAATAAATATGCTTCGTGAGCTTGTTGCTGAGATTACATTAGAAACAGATTACACAGCTTTAGGTCAACAAGCATCTACCTATCGTGCATTGAATGAGAAGATGCTGAAACATCATTCTTATAAAAAAGGTGATGGTGGTTCTACACGAGAAGGTGAACTGTTGGATCAGTTAGACACCTTATTTGCTGCCTATGATAGCTTGGCGGGTAAACAGAAAGAACAACAATTCAGACCAATTTCAGAAATGACTCTTGAAGATTGGCAACAGGCTATGGAAGAAGGTTGGGAATTCTTAGACAATTATGGATATGTTAATACTGTCACTAAGGTTACGGATGAAGTATTTTTCAGTGGTTATTGCTTTGGCTTCAGTGTCGATGGAAAACATAGCGCAGCTCCGAAAAGTTACTTCATCAAAGCTCGTATTAAATAAGGAGAGAATTAGTGAAATTGTCACTAGATACCAAAGACGAATTTGACAACTACGTAAGAGAGTTGTTACTAGAACAATTGAGTGTGCGAATATATAAAGATTCTCGAAACTGCGATGATGTCATAGTTATTCAAGTGATGTTGAATGGTGAAATAATCTCTGAAGATTACACTTATTTATAAAGGAGTGAATTAGTGAACAGTAAACAATTTATCAAAGATGCAATTCGTACAGAGTCGCCGAACTACTTTCCACAGAATCACCGTATTGAACATGCTATTGACGGGTGTGTAACTGAAGCTGGTGAGTTACAAGATGCTTTGAAGAAAGCAAAGTATTATGGCAAAGAATTAGATGTTGTAAACATTAAAGAAGAAGCTGGTGATATTCTTTGGTATCTGGCTATTCTGTTTGATGAGCTAGACACAGACTTTGAAACAGAGATGAATCGGGTGATTAGTAAACTGAAGACACGCTTCCCTGACAAGTTCACGGAAGAAGATGCTTTCACTCGTGACTTAACCGCTGAACGTGAAGTGTTGGAGAGCTTATGATTGAACCAATTATCACTGAATGGTCATTTGAATATGTATCAACAAATCATAGTGTATTTCGTGGAGTGATTAAAGCTGTTAGTATTGCGAATAGAGATACACAAATGTTAAGCTTGCTTTTCAATCGGTATCGGCGTAAGATTGGTTTAGAGAATGTGAAGTTTGTTGAACTAAACAAGGAGTAGTAGTTTGAAGGTAGAACATTTTAAAGATAAGTATGAAGTAAACGCAATCGGTATTACAGTCCCTTTGGTTGATTATATCCCCGATAGTGAAGGCTTAATCAGTTATCAAGCTCGTGTAAGTAATCCAAACAATCAACTAGATTTTGACACAGCAGACAAGCTGTTAGCCTATTGCGCTCGTAATGGTCATTGGTCTGTGTTTGATATGGCTAACTTAGTGTTGGAGATTAAAGCTCCTCGTGATATTAGCCGCCAAGTACTGCGGCATAGCTCAGCTAAGTTTCAAGAGTTTAGCCAGCGGTATGCTGATGTAACAGATGATATGTTCTGTCTGCGAGAGCTGCGTAAACAAGATACAAAGAATCGTCAGAATTCAATCGCTGGTGCATTCAGTCAAGAAGATGAAACCGAGTGGTATGCTGACCAAGAAGAAGTCATCCAACTAATTCAGGCTAAAGTTAAGAAGTGGCGCAGTCGTGATGCTGCAAAAGAATGCACTCGTGTATTTATGCCGGAAGGTCTTACTATGTCAGCTATGTATATGAATGGTACAGTTCGCACATGGATTCATTACACAGGATTACGTTCTGAACGTGGGGTAACGCAAGATGAACATTGTGACATTGCTGACGCAGCTAAAGGATTCTTACTGAAGTATTTCCCTTCACTGAGTAAAGTATTAACGGAGCAACAATAATGGATCTGAAAGATTTACCAAAAATTGATGACAAGTACTTCGATTTTAATTACAATGTAGCATTAGTTGATTTAGCTAACACAGAAGTATGTAAGCAAGGGTATTGCGCTACACAAGACGATAAGCTTATTAAGGCAATGCTTCATTTGTTTGGTGTTGATACTAACCGACCTTATGAGCGTTTAGAGTTAGCTGATGGACAAACCTTTCGTTCTCCTATCACTAACCTTGAACAGACGGGTGGTTATATCTATAGTGGGTATGAGCGCAGTGACGAAGCATGGAAGAAACGTGGTAAAGACAATATGGTGAAGTATCTGTTCGAGTACAATGAAGAATTTTTCAAAGCATTAGGATTGAAGGAGTAATAATGTATTCTGAAGGGTTAGTAGTATTTAGTAAAAACGTATGTCCTAATTGTGTTACTGTGAAGAATAAGCTTAAAGCTCAGGGGAAAGAGTTCACAGAGATTAAGTTAGAAGAAAACCCAGAAGCGTTAGCATTCTTGAAAGAACAAGGGTTTCGTTCTGTTCCTGTAGTGATGCAGGATGGTGTTGTGGTGGTTGTATGATTAGTTCAGTAACTAAGCGTAATGGTGAAGTGGTTCCGTTTGACACAGACAAGTTTAATCGCTGGGCTGAATATGCAACAGAGGTTGGTGGTAATTGGTCAGACATTGCATTTGAGACATATAAAAAGCTGACAGATAAAATCTCTACAGTTGACATTCACCAGACAATGATTGATGTTTGTATTGATAAAGAGAATCTTGAATATAGTCGTGTAGCGAGCCGTTTAGAGTTTGCTACAATTCGTAAGAACATGAAGTATGTCTTTGGTGTCGATGATCGAGATAGCTTGAAAGATATTCTACAAGCGTATGAAGATTTCTCTGTATGGGATAGTGATTACATTCCTCCATACAATCCAGTCTGGGAAGATTGGTATAACGAGATTAAGCAGACACGTTTAGAGTACTGGCAGGTAAAGCAGTTCACGGACAAGTACGCTTGTAAGATTAATGATGTAATAATTGAGACACCTCACTTAGCATACTTCGGTATCTCTGTTGCTTTGTTCGGTGATACACAAAAAGCTTTTAACTTTATGAAAGCGTTGGTGAAGGGTAAGATTAATCTACCTACTCCAGCTTTGAATGGTCTGCGTAATGGCGATTGGGATACAATCAGTTGCTGTGTAATTAGTGCTGGTGACTCTACCGAGTCTATTGGTGTAGCTAATCACATCGCTTATCGGATGACAGCTAAGAAAGCAGGTATTGGTATTGAGTACACATTACGTACTAAACATTCTCCGGTGAAAGGTGGTCGTGTAGCTCACTTAGGGTTGAGTCCTATTTACAAAGCATTGAACGGGGAAGTGAAAGCACTAACACAAATCACTCGTGGTGGTAACGCTACAGTGACTGTGCAGTGTATCAATCCAGAAGTGATGGATGTGTTTAACTGGAAATCTCAGCTAACAGATTTTGAAACACGTATTGACAAGCTGGATTATTCGTTTGCTTTCAATGACGCATTCTTCAATGCTGTAGTGACTGATACAGACTGGTATATGTTTAGTCTGTCTGATGCACCGAAGCTGTATGATTTGTTCTATACGGCAGATATGGATACCTACAACAAAGCTGTAGAGAAGTTGCTGAAGGTTGATACGAAGCACAAGAAAGTTAAAGCTCGTGAGATGTTAAAAGCTTTCCTTACAATCAGACAAGAGACAGGACGTTTCTATGCAATCAATGTGAGCAGGGCAAATAAACATACTCCGTTCTTGGATACAATTAGACAAAGTAATCTGTGTTAATCTTGGCACAGAATAAACCCTTTGAAAACGGTGAACATCTCTTTGAGACAATACCGTGGGAAGATCGGTTGAATGTTCCCTCCGCTTGACGGAGTTCTACTGGATACCGATAACCCGTAACGACTATCGAAACACTGTGAACGTGACAGAATGGAGTAGAGTAGCTACAAGCGTAGCGAAGCGGAGGGGTAGGTTACGTGAAAGAACCTACATGATATAGTCTGAGCTATATGGCAACATATAGATGCGGGTAAAGCCGCTGGTAGAGATTAGCGAACTCTGCTGAACACAACTGATGGAAATACAATTACCGACAAAAGGCTACAAAGGTATGAAAGAGCTTTATTCGTCCAAAGCTACAGGTGAAACAGCTTTCTGTTCTTTATCTGGAATCAACGTAGCTGCTGTGACGGATGATGAATACGAGCACATAGCCGATTTGACATTGGAAGCTATCGACATTATGATTGAGAGCGCACCAATGATGACAGATTCAATGAAAGCTGATATTATGTCTCGCCGTTCCGTTGGTGTGGGTATGTTGGGATTGGCTGTTGACTTATACAACAATAAACTTGACTATGATGGGTCTGTAGAGTCTTTAGAGCGCGTTAGATATTTAGCTGAACGTCACTACTACTATCTGCTAAAAGCCTCTCAAAAGCTCTCTGAGGCTTCTGGATTCGCTGTGGAAGGTATTGATGCGAAATGGCTACCTATTGACACAGCAATAAAGAAAGACTGTAAGTTCGACTGGGAAGTATTGCGAGGTAAGCCACGGAAACATTCTGTTCTTGTTGCTCACATGCCTACCGAGAGCAGCAGTCTTTTGAGCGGTGTACCTAACTCCGTGTACAGTCCTAGAGAGAAGATTGTGTATAAGAAGTGCCGTAAGGGTGTGGTTCAGTTTATTTGTAAAGAGTTCATTGAAGGTAAACATTTAACTGCATGGGATATTGACAATAATGTGATGTCGAAGTATTATTCTGAAATACAAGATTTCACTGACCAAGCCACTAGCTGTGATATGTTCCGTGCTCCTGAGAACTATCCCGATGGTAAGGTGCCTATGTCTGTTCTGATGAAGGAGTTCGTCACTCACTTCAAGCTAGGCAACAAGACTTGGTATTACGTCAACACCAAACCTAAACGAGCTACTACGTTACACAACACAGTAGAAGCTGAAGATGGTTGCGAATCTTGTAAGTTATAATTTTAAGGGAGCGTAATGCTCCCTTTTTCATTTCTGGAGGAAATATGTTAGAAGTATTCAACGTAAATAATAAAGGTTATGTCACAGGTAAGTACCCATTGTTCTTAGGCGAGAAGTTAGGCTTGTATGATTCAGTGAATGTAGCTTATCCCGACATTGAAGAACTTTACCAACAGCAGTTTGGTCAGCGCTGGAGTGAGTTTGAATATGACCTCACACAAGACAAAATGGATATGCTCACTCTACCTAAAGAAACAACAGATTTGATGGTTGAGACAATCATGTGGCAATACACAGCAGATAGCATTGCGGCTAAGTCGTTGGCTGAACTACTACTACCCTATGTCACAAACAGTGAGCTTGAAGCTATGGTGACTATTCAGAGTTTTTTTGAGATTATTCACAGTAGAACGTATGCTCATATCGTTAAGCAGACAATCCCTAACGCTAAGGATTTGTTGGAGAAGACATATAGTAATGTAGAAGTGATTAAGCGCTCTAAAGTGATCGGAGAAGCTTTTGGTGCGTTGTACAGATTGAAAGAAGACAGTCCACGTAAAGACAAGATTCGTGCATTACTTCGAGTGATGTTTGCTTTAATGGCTTTTGAGGGAGTTAGTTTCATGTCATCGTTTGCTGTGACATTCGCCATTGCGGAGACAGGAGTGTTTCAAGGTATTGCCGGTTTGGTGGGATTGATCTGTTTTGATGAGTTGCTTCACGCCAAGATGGACTATACTGTGCTGAAGAATTTGTTGAAAGACCCTGAATGGTATGCTGAGTTCTTAATCATTAAGCCTGAAATCAACGCTATTATTAACGCCGTAGTTGAGCAGGAACATAAATGGACAGAGCATTTATTTAGCGATGGTCGTAGAGTGGTAGGGTTGAGTCCTGTATTACTTCGGGAGTTTGTAATGTACATGGCAACTCCGTTGTATAAGAGCTTCGACCTTGTTGCAGAACAACCATTTATCGAAAAGAACCCCCTACCGTACATGAATAAGTATCTAAAGTCTGGTGTGATTCAAGTGGCTGCTCAAGAAGTACAGTTAAGTGATTACAACGTGGGTAACATTGTTGATGATACAGATAATTTAGATTTGAACTTTGATGTCTGATAGAATTATCAGAACCTAGCCCCGCTCATGCGGGGCTTTTTATTGCCTAAAATAAATGTTGACATTAAATGTGCTTGTGTGTATTCTTATCTCAACAAATATAGGAGATACCTGATGAAACTTTATGAAATACATTTCACTAAACACACCATTGTAGATGATAACATCATTACTACAACTGGAGAATACCAAATTACTGCATTCGATGAGATCGATGCTGCGTTCTTCTTTGGTCAGATGTTACATGAAGACGAGAAGTACGAGATTCATATTAAACATATTAGACAAGTTTAAGGAGAGAATTATGACTGATTTTACTGTGCTAGATATTGTTAAATATTTAGTTCTTTGCGGTTGTGATGTCGAAATCAAAGCTGTTAATGGAACCGTAGTGTTCGATTTAGCTACACGAACAGAATACCCTATGTACATAGCTACTGAGTTGGTGGATGGTAGGGTAAACTACAGCCCTTATGGTGATGCAGACATGTGGGCAAGCATCAACATGTCTGAATGTACTTCTCTAGAAGAATGTGTTAAAGAATTCACAAAGGAGATTAGATACCAATGTATGACAAGCACTAAACATGAAGTATCTAGTTTCTGGTTAAAGTTAATGCTTCAGCACGGTTATGCCGTAGAAGAACAACGAGTAATAACTAACGTTCGTTTTGTTTAATTGAGGAGAACATCATGACTAAGCAACAGATCCTAGCACAAGCTTGGGACTTATACCACGAACATAGTCAGCTTATTACATTAGGTGCTTGTATTCGTACTGTGTGCAGTCAGATGGCTACGAAAGAACATAAACGTTTAAGCACTCTTGACGGTAATCCAGCTTTGTGTTATTTTGATGAACATTACAATGACAAATATGAACAACAATATTTACTGGAGGGGATTTAAATGAGCGAGAAAGATTGGTGTGTAGTTGGGGCTGTGGTTAGGCATATATCAGGGTGTTTTGTGTTTATAGAAAAAATAACAACAGATAATGGTGTTTACACCGCAGGGGGAAGATACTATTGTCGTACAGACTTAACACCATTGAACAATGGTTTGAATGGCTATCGTTATGGCATCGAATATCTGACTAATGGCAAGAAGCCTGATTTACCCGACAATGTAAAAATTAGATGGACGGATTCGCAAGATTCCGCTGAAACAAGAGTATATATGTTAAACTGGAACGGTATTCTCTCATTCAAAATCATTGACACTGAATACAAACCTCATGATGAGTCAGTTACCAAGGAATCCTTGACTGATGATTGGTATGACTATGACAACCATAAGATGTTGAGAAACCCGAAAGAAGGTTGTGTATGTGAGGTATTGTACCAAGAAGATTGGTTAGTAGCAGAAGTAGTAAAAAGTAAACATCCGTTATCTGGATCGTTTGCTGTGTTTTATGAAAAACAATTAGCTGATGGTCGTAACTTATTCTGGAGTGGTGAAGCTAGACCTTTAGACTGGAATCGCAAAGCCGAAGCAGAGCGGAAATTAAGAAACAGAACAATCAATGGAGCTATTGATGTATTTGCATCAGCACTTGGTGATGCGGAAGGTATAGCAAAACTATATGACTTAGGATTCCTACGCATGCCGGAGGATAAATAACATGTTTATCCCTATTGTAATCTTAGCCCTGATGTTATACACTGTTCCATCTGAAGCAGCACAGAAAGATGTTGTTGTAAAAGGTAAACCAGTTAAGACAGTTGTGATGAAGGATAGAGCTGGAAGGAAGAAGGTTTGTCAGATTGTTGTTGACAAGAAGTCTAAACAGAAGGTTACTGTCTGTAAATAACACAAATGAAAAAGCCCGCATTTAGCGGGCTTTGTTTTAACGATAAATTGTACGTAAGAACCCATGTCTGTAATACTGAACTTGGTCAATATCTTTAGTCATCAAGTATTCAGTAAGTTCTCTCCAGCACTTGATTGTGAATGTACCAGAGAGTCCTTGAATGAATGCGGTTCTTCCGAAATATGAGATTGTTACTGCTGAGACAAAGAAATGCTCGTCACGGCGTTCCTGTGTTCTATAAATCTCTACGATAGATTCTGCTGACATAACAATCTCCTGTTAGATTAGCAGCCGTCTTCTGACAATCTGAAGGCTAATTCTTCGTCCAGAATACGACCACCAGCAGTGGTGTACTGTATTCTCAGTTGACTTACTGTACCAGCCGTACCACCACTCACCCACAAAAGAATTGTACGTTTTGCAGGATATTCATTACCTTGTGTGTCAGTGGTTGGTTGATTCGGTACAACACAACTCTCCACAACAATGGTTGCTGATGGGTCAAGGAAATACTGCACACCGGTGATGTCTTCGTCTACATCCCGAACGAATAGGTAATCCAGTTTTTCGTGAACATCTTTGTTGATGTACAGCATAAAAACTCCTTGTTAGATTTCGAATAAACCATCTGGAGTGTTTACTCGGAACAGCGAGTTAGTAGATGAGCCAGATAAACCTGCGCCTACGTTTAAATCTACGTAACCAATTAGTTGGTCAGTGCCAGTCAAAGCACCACCAGCGCGTTTCACCCAGTAGAGATATTTAGCGGTAATAGTGACAGGATCACCAAAGCTAACGTTATCACAATCCCACAAGATTTTATCTGCTGTACGTACACAAGTCTTGCCTGTAACAACAGCAGGGGCGTAGTTGGCATCAGCAGTGATGTTAGCAGAGATGTCAGCGTATGTGCTATGAGTCAATGCTGGAGTATGTGCTTGAGTGACCAATACACCAACGATGGTGTCAGATACCCAGTTAATTTGATTGGCATTATCAGTCGTTAAAGCTTCTTTGCCGGTGTTCAGTAAAGTAAATGCGCCTACGGCCATGTTGTCTTCCTTTATTTTATGTAAAATGTTTTGTTTTTAGATCCACCAACGAAATATATCCGTGCAGTGTCTATTGGGTAAAAAACTGATTGAGACATTTCTAATGTCTTATAACCAAACGTGTATGTGTTTTTAACTACGTCTAAATCCAAACCAGTAGATAATGTCGGTTGTTTACTCAGTAATGTGATATTACGTTTGACAACGCTACCTTCAAATGGTAAATTAGTGCCGGTCTCAAGCGCTAAAGTCTTCAGCTCAACATTCAAAGGCAGTTTAACTACATCACCTTCGAAGCTCACAGAGACACCTGATGATAAAGTTAACGATTTGAATGTAATCGGCACAGATGTCTTTAATAAAGACCCTTCAAAACTTATAGCGCTTCCAGACGACAGGGTTAACTGCTTACCTACCAAGGACAGTGATGTAAGCCCGCAATCACTTGAATAACCTCCAGAGAACGTTTGGTTCTTACTCTGTAATGTAACGGTTGTCTTGGTTACACTACCACTAAAACCTACAGAAGTGCCAGAGTCTAAGGTTAATTGCTTACCGACATATGTGTATGAAGTCTTAGCTGCATTACCTGAATAGCCAGCATTGAGTGTCAAGTTCTCATACGTTGTGGTGATGTCGGTTTTAGTTAAAGTTTCATCGAAACCGTGGTCATAAAAACTTGAAATCAAACCATTGAATACGGCTGTAGCAGCTAACTGTGTTTCAGTGTCTGTTTCATAATGTATCTTTTGATACAGAGGCCAAATCTGCACTTCATTTGGTGCGGTATTAGCACTTGTCTCAGCTATATCCGAAATCCACTGACGTACATTGGCATAGCTTGTAAGATTCTCCCCTGAAGGGGCTACCAACAAACTGTTCGCACCGGTTAATGTTTTCAGTTGGTCGATTACAGTGTTATATCTAGATTTAAAATCAGCTTCCGCTGTTTCTAATACTGAATCACCTTCACCTATCCAACTGGATACTACTTCAACGTGTCCCGTAGCTGCTTCTGCATTATAGAATGTCAGCATTCGGTTATTTAGCGCTTGACTAGGTTGCCATTGAGCTAACGATGTACCGCCCGCAGCAACGCCGATAAACAATACTGGACAATTAAGTGCTGCTGTGAGGTTAGTTGCCAGTAGTGGGAATATAGAACCGTTAACTGTATATGTATCAAATGGGTCAGCAGTGGCTGTTACTTGAGTATTAGTTTCTATGGTGCGTTTACGCCACCAACCTACTGGTCCAGTGTATGTCTGAGGATTGTTAGCTCTACCTGAGTAGTTTGATTGGCCCCAGAATAAGAATTTAGCACCAACTGCAACATTAGCATGACTATCTGTAGCAGTCACGAAGTTTGATACACGTACTTCTACAGCACCGACACCACAGGCTTGGTTGGTTAGCGTACCACTGAACGTTGTTGTAGGGGCTGCATCAACTACTTGCCAAGCACCACCATTAAATCTTGCTTCGATTGTTGCACCAACACCTAAGCTAGTGCAAGTACCCGATACGGCAATGTTACCTTTATTGGTTGCTTTATCACGAGCTAAAAATACGTCTGTTGCTGGAGTAACTAAAAGAATGGTAGGGTTTGATGATGTTACAATACCACGGTCATTACCAGAAGGACCAGTACCATCCAGCACGCCACCAGTTGCAGCCGTGAAGACATCACCAGCGTAGTTAGTGAACGCCGCTGAGGTAACACCAGTTAATGCACCAGTACCAGATGCACTAGTATCTCCTGATGCCATGAAACTAACTGTAGCTGCTGTGGTTGCGCCAAAGAAGTCCACCACACTGTTGCCGTAGGCGACCACGTTTTCGATCACGGTGCCCGCGACGTCTTTGCGCATCCCGCAATATGACGCAGTGGTGCCGGCTTCAATGTTACACCCAGCGATCACCACGTTGCGTGCTGTCACACCTGCAAAAGCCGCTTGAATGCCCGCCCGATACGCACCCTCAACAACCGTATTTTCAACCAGTAGTGTGCCACCAGATACAGAATTTTGGCAACCATGCCTGCCGCCGCGCAACCAACAACCACGAATTGTTACATTCGCTACAGCACTGCCGGTATTAATCAGCGATGTTGTTGGGTTAGTGCTTGTACCACGTACTTCAATGTTTTCGATAGTTAATTTTGCTGAACCAGTACTCGGTATGTTGATACCGCCACCGGCAGAGATGATAGCGTGGGCTTTTGTGGGGTCTGTAGGATCAAACTCTAATCCTGCTGCTGCACGGATCACAACCTCCATCGCATAGTTGCCTGTGGTAGCTAACCCTGTACTCAGACCTCCGGTTGTGGTAATAATCTCACCGATGTACCTATCTCCCGCACCACCAGTTCTAGCAGCAAACCAAGTTTGATAGTTTGCGAAATCAGCACCAGATCCAGCAGCACCAATCGTCTTAATTACATCAGCCATTATTTGTCCTCAATACTCTCCGTTGTGACCATCCTTAAATATGCGCCTACCGTAGCGATGATAACAAATACGATACCGTAATGCTCTCCAAGAACATCATAAAACAGATGTAAGTTATATTCTAGGATGCCGATGAATGCTAAGAGCATATTAAACAGCATCGTCTTACTCTTTTTGAGCTTAGTAAGAAAGCTTTTAGTGAATACTTTACCCATGAGAGGATTCCTATTTGAATAGCGATATAACGCTCTAGGAAGCGCTACAGTAGATTATCTCGTGAAGGGAATACGAATGTGTAGGGAATTAATATAATTGATTGTAGAGCGTTACAGAGCGTATTACGGAATCTCTCCGTTAGTGAGATAATAGCGAATGATTTCCCCACGTTCCATTTGCTCTACATGACGCTTAGCTCTGTTAGGAGTTTGCTTAGCCCATTTACTATTTAACATCTCTTTAGCCGCCAAGCCAAAGTCTCCATTGCTTAGAGCCATCCACATCTTTTGAAATTGAGATACGCCAGTAAGACCAAGCTGATATGCCATAGAAATAAGGATCGCTTGTCTAGCTTGATTGCATTTATTCCAAGCAACACTATAACGTGACATTAATGCGTAGGATAACTCACGAATCTTTTCTTTGACGAAGATAATCTCTTTTTCTTTTGTTGTTACTTCGTTTGTTAAAGGTGCATTCTTCTTGTCTGAAACCTTACGTCCGTACCCTGTAGTCACGTAGTGTTCCGAGCAGTAATATTGACGGCTTGACCAGCCTTCTTCAATAGTGATTACGTTCTCTGCTGTCTTCGACATGGTAATTTCCACTCACTCTTATATGTGAGAGCCAGCAGGTATAGCTGCATCATCACGATTTGTATTGTATGTAGGTAGTGGTATATAGGAGATTTGTATTCATGTAGAAATTCAAAAAGAAACACAGAAGAATACATCAAACAAATAATACCAGCCCACCTGAAATCTGTACGATTAAACTTGAAACAAATAACAGCCAGAATTACATTCAAGACAATGTGCCTAAAATAATAAAACTGGCTGTCTGATAACCAGAACAAATACTCAGAGAAAAACATACAACCACTAATTAATATCATTAACTTAATGTCTTCATCCTTACTTAAAAGTAAGATAATGCACATAAATAATAAAGTAATTAGTGTCATTGTTTCTCCTTAGTCTTGTTTTGGCGGATCTTCTTTCTCTGGTGGTGGCTCTTCACCCGGCTGAAAACTATATTTATATTCAATCATAATCCGTTCCTTTTCGTGTGTCAAATTATTTAGATTGGTTTCTTTCTTTCTGTAGAGCTGTCTGAACCGCCATCTCTTTCTGAATCTCTAAGACGGCGGTGAGGACGTGTTTTAAGTCTACTTTCAATTCCTTCTGTTCAGCTCGGATTGGTTCGATAATTTCTTGTACCATTTTCTTAGCTTCTTCAGAGGTAATGAATTCTTTATGTGCTGTTTCCAGTTTGCTGATTTTAGCATCCTGTTTGTTCCATAACCATCCACCCACGGCTATGAGACCGGCCCATCCCCATTGTCCAAACTTTACCATAAACACTTCAAAACTCACCTTTAACTCCTTTAAATAATGTTTTGCCCCTATATAACCAAATCCCTTCAGGAGTGGCTTTGTAGCATTTATCTAATCGAATACCCAAACATTCAGCAATGTATTCAGCACACTGATACCGCTTATCAACAGAGAGGTTGAGTCGGAAAGCTAAACCGAATACACCAAAGTAATCATAGCCACAACCTAGCAGTGATTTAGCTGTTGTGTACACTTCGTTAGCGTCAGTAACATCTACTTCAATGATTTCCCAATCACCTCTGTAGCGTTGCTTGAATTCAATCAGAGGAGTCTTAACAACCCCTTTGAATGCTGCTGACTCATATACATAATCACCAGCTACTAAACCAATATGGCTCCAGCGACTATCTGTTACAGCTTTGATTGCATAACTGAATGGGTTCTTACCTTTACCAACAATCAACCTAACCGTTTGCATATTTTATCCCTGATGAAAGACTTCAAACGTGTCAGGACGAAAAGACAGTTTGTAACGGACGTGCCAGAACAGTTTACCGATAACGTCTGTTGGGATCTCTGGTAATGTACCACCAGTCATTTTCTTTAATGTAGGTGCTGCTTCTTTACCAAAAGCATCAAACATCCCTTTAAAATCACCTTTGTATTTTTCAACAATCAGGCGTTGTGCATCTGACCACACATACACCAATTCCCAATCTTGATAAGTTTCTGTAGCCCCACCTGCTGACTTCTGTTTGGTCATATAGATATGCCATTCATCATCCGTATCTGCGTTGATACCGACTGCACATTTATATCCACCGCTTACAAAATTAAAATCTGCGCCGTCGGGTTTGTAGCCTTTCATAAAGCACCTCTATAAATTTCTGTTTCTAATATTGGAGAGTTTAGTATTTGGTTTACACGTTCTTCTGTAAGGACTTCGATGCTTTTTAAATAGAGAAGTCCCTGCTTAAACTCATTACGTTTCAAGTCTACATAGAAGCCGGAATCCAATATGTCGTAGAAGTCAAACACCGCAGGGTTGGTGGAGGTCAACAGGCGAATAGTGGTCCTTTCTTCTGGAGTAAATCGAAGTTTCGCTGCCTGAATAGTAATCCTATGATGTTTCTCTGGTTCAGCAGGCTCTCCGTCAGTGAATATAGCGTGAGTGCCATTATCAAATATTTTCTTCATTTTATTGGCCTGACATGGTACTGGAGCGTTACTGTATTTACTGTAGTAGTTTGTATTTGTAAACTAAAAGAAGAATTGCACATAATTTCTTCAGAAATTGACATTCCTTGTCCTGCTGATATTGTAGCGGGCGACAATAAATACAAAGGGTCAATTCCTCCAGACGAGAATGTAGTATTCCAAATTTCTTCAGAATCAATGACACAACGTATTATAATATTCTCGGCAGCGGTTAATCCAGAAATAGATAATTGTTTTATAGAGAACTTACCGCTCAAAGACAACAGTGTACGAAGTCCTGTACTAGCGTTGTTGATAACCACTTGCTTAGTACCCAAGCTCCCTATCTGAGATGGAAAATTCAGATCTGGGGCAAGGCGAGGAAGACCTCCGCCACCTGACGCTGCTTTTAAACTAATAGGCATTTATACCTCCCACTCCGTACCATTCCATACAAAAATAATCTCAGCTTCAATATCAAACAAAACACTAGAATCTGTCCCCAGACTTGTCTTGATTAATACTGTACTGCCGAAACGCTGAATTGTAGGAACAACACCTATTTTCTTTGTAAATGTTACCTTGTCACCAACAGATAATGTTGATGTATTTGGTAACGTAATTGTTGAAGCTGTTGTAACATGATATGTCCAACTAGCCACAGTATTTGAGTTAGCGGATAATACTTTATATTTATCTCTAACTAATGAAGCCTTACCTTGACCAGCCATTAGAAATTACACTCCCATACAGTTCCTGTCCATGTGAATACAAAACGGGAATTTGTGTCTAATACAAAAGAGTCATAATCCGCTGCGTCAGCAGCACTATTACCAACTCTAATTTGTTCAGTAGCAATATTATTACATTGGACTGTTACTACATTACCTGAAGCTTTATATACTTCTACTTTACTGCCAGCAGCTAAGCCGGAGATAGAAGGTAATGTTTGTGTAGTGTTGCCAGTAACAATATTATTCTCACCGACAATCAATGCACCTGAAGTAGACAATACTTTAGCAAGACTAAACATCTGCTGAACTGTTCTACCGCCAGTTGTGTCAATAGATGACGCTGGGTGAGCGTTAGGATCTGACCTAAAGGTCAGTCCTCTGTGGTCAAAAGCAGGGGCATCAGAATTGATTACAGTTGTCATTGCGGTGTTATCAAGTTTTACCCTGATAGTACCAACATAAGTGAAACCATATTCTGTTGTCGGTGTTTGAATTACTTGGTTGTTAATTGTACCGTAAGCAATCAAAACACCAGTACTATCATAGATGCCAACTTCACGTAATGTTACACCACCGAACGTTCTCGGAATGTACCCACTTACTGCAATCACTGTGGGGTCTGCAGTATCTTTAATTGGATTAGAGCAATTAACCCTAATTACTTCATTTACCAGAGATGTTCTGGTAGGGTCAACGGCAGGGAGAGACCCACTGCCGTCACCAAATGCCATACTTAAAAGAGTAACAGGCGCCATTGGAGTGGCTACTAATAATTTAGCCCTACCTACATCTGTTAAAATTGTAGCCATTTTATTTCCTGTATTATATTAGTTTCCACCATAACCTGCCGATACCAATGAAAGTCTAAAAGCCCCACCTAAGATATTCAAAGCAGCACCACTGTCTTGGCAAACTTGAACTTTTACTGGCAATCCCCCAGTGTTTACTGGGATCGTTATGGATGTATTCATATTAAATTCATTAGCAGTCACCGCTGGAATTCTTACTATAGAGCCTCTCACTACCACACCATTGAGCATTAACCTAATGAAACGAGTTCCTACATTACTACCTGCCCATGTAATACCTGCATCTATTGTGTAAATTCCAGATCGAGTTGCACTTAGTTCAGTAGATGCGACCCCAGAAGATGCCCCCATGAAGTCTGTTGTGGAAGTATATTCAAGGTCTGTCCAAACATTGTTTGGGATAGATTGTGCAGTGCTACGCTGTCTGTCTGCATATCCATTGTTTAGTCCATAGTAGTTTTTAACTATAGCTCCTTGAACATCACAGTGAATCGCTTCAATCCATTGTTCACCGTCAGTTGTACCTAATGTGGCGTCACTGAAGAAACCATACTCCATTGCTCCGTCAGCCCCATCTGCTGAACAACCCACATACTTAATAGAACGAGGATAATCAGGATAAGTACCTGTGTTAGCCACTCTAAAACCAGCTACGTTAGCAAGTGAGGTCCACACCCCGCCAAAACCAGTTTGGATAGATTTACATCCTGTATAAGTGATGTTCTGAGTTCTATCAGGCATCACTACGCTAGGTGAGCTAGACACAAAACCTGATTGACCGCAACGGTAAGCCACTACCCCAGTGAAGACTCCGTTTTGTACACTGTTAGCGCATTTAGTTCCCCAAGTATAACAGTTGGAAATTATACCTCCAGTCACTTCAAAGAACTCTGGATTTTGGTCTCCAGTAAGATCAATACCTTGGTCAACATTATCCACCATAGGGTTGCTGATGGAGAATCTCTTTGACCCACCTATAGCAATACCCCTAGAAAAACGGTTGAATGATGCTTGACCCGACCAACGGTTCAGCAAGTTCCTGATGCGTGGGTTGATAATAGTAACTCCAGTACCACCCTGTACCCATAAACCGTGAATAGAGTCATCTGTAATTGCAGCAGACACATTAGTACCTCCGGCAATATCGTGAACAAAGATACTTTTGATTACTGCATTATCACAACGAATAACAGCAATACCAGAACCAAAGTCATTACCAAATACTTCTACATCTTCAAGATTGACGTCAGGACAGTCATTCACCCAAACTCCAGCAGCATCAGTTAATGAGCCGCTAGAGCCGTCCCCGTTTCTATCTACAGTAACATCTTTAAGGTGAAATTTAGTACCAGATGCTTGGAATAATGTTCTACGGCTTACACTAGCGGGGGTTAATTGTTTTAGTTTAATACTTTCTAACCAAACCCAAGTCGGAGTTGTGATGTTTCCGCTAACTCCATACCAGATACCTTTAGTACCTGATACCATACATTGTAAACTAGCTGCCACATTTAATGTCTTTGTGATAGCTGCTGCGTTATTAATTGCATTGCTCTGCACAGCACCAGCCATCTCTACATTCAAACTCTCACCACGAATACGTACAAATACCCCTGTACCAGAACCAGTCCAGTCTAGTAGTGTAGGTAAATCAGCTTGAGTACCATCCCAAGCTAATATTGATTCTGGAGAATAGTGTGTAATCCCGTTATGTAGTGCTTTATTTGCGGTAGGATTCCATACAAATAAACCACCGCCACTTGGGGTAGAGGTAAGTGCGGCCCAACCATCGTAGAAAGATATAACTTTATACACAGTGTTAGTCTGTGCATTTGCCGCCGTAGGCAGTGCTTTCAAATGCGATACGTGTGTATCAATTAACTGGTTAACTGAGGCCGCGAGTTGTGGGCCTGATGTATTTAATGGATCACCAACCACACCAGCATATAATTTTGTAATACTCATTTCTTTCCTCTGTTATGGTTGGTACAATATGGTATCTTCTGATAATTGTCCTGTAGAGACTAAATACCCACCAACTATTAGATCTGTATAAACCGGATTGCTTTCAAACAACACTTGCTGTGTGTAGGCAGCACCGGAATAAGATTGTGCTGTATCAATTTCCATTGTATTACCGAACACTAAATCTACAGCAGCGGGTATTGTTTTACGGATAGTTGTTGCCTTGGAAACATACTCTGCTCCAAGAATCTCTAACACAACAGCAGCAGGATATTGCTCAGAATACTTAATTGTTGTTGCTCCAGTAATTTGTTTGGCGGCAGCAATAACTTCTTCTGGCGTACCCGATGAATTGTTTATGAATACTTTAGTGAGAATAGCACTTCTATACTCTTCATCAGTTCTACTCTGTCGAGCTTCTTGTACTTCTTTCCCGATAACATCTAAAGCGTAGCCATACGCTGTATCAATACCGAGGGATTCAAGTAAAGTGAAGTATTCATTCTCTACGTTCTGTATTTGTGTATGGAATACTTCAACTACTTTCTGAATGTTAGGACTATTTCTAAATTGATAGAGGAGCAAAGCTTTCGCTTGCTCCACATGATTTGTTATCTTAACTGGGTACATGATATTACCCCGCAATTACTGTGATACGACTAATATCAAATACAGCTTCATCCTTTCTACCAATAGTAGTAATGCCGCTAGACAATACAGGGGTATCAGTGGGAGTTAATGTCTTACCAGCAGTGACAGCGAGGTTACTGATACCACTTACTTTAGAATAGATAGCACCCATAATACGTTGAGGGATTACATCTTCATTCAATCCTAATGAGTCACCATAAGATTTCACTGCGTTAGCAATCTGCACAGCACCATCTGACGGGAATAATTCTTCGCTGTATAGTTGATATTCCACACGAACATGAATATACTGGTCAACAGGACGGGAGTAGAAGATTGTTTGTGTTTGGTTTTGGCTATCAACAATGTTTGTGGATGTATTACCGAAAGGTTGAATACCCGCCGGTTTAGTGTTCCATACCGTATTAGCTACAGCTAAGTCACTACCACCTTTAACGGTACATTCAATACTCTTAGCTGGTAAACCGTTTGAGTTTGTTGTGTTCGTCCAGTTTTCTTCTACTACCGCACTCACTACACCTTCAGTAGACGATAGTGCTGCGAAGATAGCATTCACTGTAGCTTTACCTTGCCCGCCAACACTACCATAGAAACGGCTACGTAGTTCAGCGTCAGTTTCTTCAGCTCTACCTGTCACCCACTTCTGATTGTTGGTTACAACAATAGATGGTAACGTGGTGACTAAGTAGTTTAATGTGTTTGCTTCATAGTCTTCTGTATTAGCAATCAGCGCTTCAGAAGCAACAGAATTTGTTACATTGAAGATAGCTAAGTTTGTTGATACAGACACAGAGAAATCTGTTTGACTTGTTAACTGAAGTCTGTTAGCATTATTACTTACTGAGATTGTAGTCAGAGATGACAATACTGTTTGAAACAGAGAAATTATTTCAGCTTCTGTTGCTGTAGCATCTGAGATAACAGAATAAACTACGCCATTGACGGACAAAGAATATGTGAAGTTATTAGCTACGGTGATGTTGATGTTCACAGCTTTCAGTGTAGCACTATTCAATGTCAGTTGAGCTAATGTCTGGACAACATTACCGGCTAAATCTTTTACTTGTGTACCTGAGTTGATGTTAGCACCTAACGTACCAGTGAACTCTAATGTACCATAAGCTTTCACAGCTTGTAAGCGAGTCATTCTTGCTCTACGAACAATACGTTCTAATGCAACACCTGTAGCTGTATCAGGATCGCCAGCACTCCATTGTGCTGCTGCTAATTCATAAAGTTCTGATACTTTCAAGCACCAGATTCTATTTAAAATACCAATGAGTGAGTCATCACTCATATCAAAATTAGGATTACCCGTTGCTGTAATGAAATCACTTTGCACTTCTGCAATAATGTCTTGATAACGCTTCAGGTCATACCCAGTTGTTGTAATTGACAATCTCTTATCCTCACAGTAATTCTATTGGCTGGATATTGAATTGGAATGTAACACCCTCGTCTGTGGTTGCTACAAAAGAAGCTGTATATACACCAGTGCTATCCAGAATAGATTCATAAGCATCAAGTGTCAGGACACCAACAGTGTCTGTGATTTCATCAATGAATATTGTATCAACTACTTCTTTCTGCGTCTTACCCAGAACAGTCCCAAAGTAATCAATACCGAGCGTTGTATCTTTGAAGTATTCACCACGATAACGTAATAAGCGAATCTTAATCTTCTGAGCTACAGACATGGAGTTGTCAGTCGTCAATACAAAATCATTCCAGTCTATATCGTGTGCTGATGTTAATTTAATGTCTGCCATTATAGACCCTTAGATGATGGGCCACTGCCCTGCTGAGCTACCGCCAGTAACATTTGCTTTGGCGTTATCTTTGATGTGATTAACAATAGCGGAGGCTAAAGCGTCAATAACGGAATCATTTGTGATTTCTCCATTATCAACATCAATAGCATTTACTGCGGATTTGATTGCAGCAGCAAGAGATGAAGCACTCATTGCCATTCTAAGTCTCCTAATATATTAAAGCCATTGGCTTATTTTGTCAACAGCTATTTTTTAAATGTGTCAAGCTTGGCCTTCAGTTGCATTATCTGTGCTTTACTGTTTAAAGGTGTAGGGCCGAATATAGTGTTGACTGTGGTGTTAGCTATTGTGTCAACAATGTCACTGAGTAAAGCAACCAGTTCTTCTTGGTCATTGTACACAGAATATTTAGACTTACTATGTATCTCTACATTACCATCTTCTTTCAGTACCAGCTTATTGTCTTTAAACTTAAGAACAACATCTTTCTTGTCTGGTTGTAAATGACTATTCTTTGTGTACAATCCAACAATAGCAACAGCATCACTCATGTCGTGCATACGTTGCGTTGGTTCAGTAACAGAGCCACCATCACCTTCCAACCATTCTTCAATGTTACGCATTGAGAACTCAATCCAAACTGTATCACCAATCTGAATTGGAAATGATAATAACCCTCCACCAGCAGAAGGGTTAATCACGGGAACATTGAATATCTCAGGACATTCACTCACTTGTCCATCAGAATGCTGCATGTCAATTGTAGGACGAACAGAAATAATATTTTTACTTTCGTATTCAGAATTGTCAGTTACAATAGCTGGAAGTCCAGTGAAGATTTGTGACTGCAATGATTCCAAATGACTTTTCATAAAAGCTTTTAAGCTCATGCTATCTCCAATACTACTTCACTATCCCAACCACCGCCATCTAAATAAGATAGTCGTGTATCAACTGAAATTACTTTATATAAACCTTTGTATTGACCTTGTGTGATTCTGATAAGCTGACCTATCTTAATACGATGGTCTAAGAATGTTACCAACTTGAATCGTGCAGGAGTTTCAACTGAAGGAACCTCTTGCTTTGATTCTTGTTCTGGTTCCATTGACTTCATCAGGTCAGCATTAATATCATACTGCACAGTGAACTTATTGAATGTACGAGGATGAATGTATAGCTCGTTTAGTGTGATGTACCAATTGTACGCAAATTGCTCACATACTTTGTCCAACAACTGAGAAGATAATCCTTGGAAACTATAACCACCTTTAGCTACAGTTTCTTCAGGGGACGGTAACGAATCTAAGTTCTTAGCTTTTGTTTCCAGAAAGCCAGTGGCAATCCCTTGCTCTTTCATTGCGCCAGCAATATCCGTAAGTATTTGAGAATACTTTGTATTTGGAGGCCAAGCAAAAGATACTCTCGAAGTCTTTAATTGCACGTTACTATCTACACACTGTATCTCAGTGACAATATCCGTACCTTGTTTTCTACTGAAAGCTCTTTGAGATGTTCCAGTGAATACGATACCAACATCTTCACCGTACCCAGCTTCAAGGATTACGTAAGCATTCTTTCTTTCAAGTTTAGCTCTTGTTTCTTTTGAAGCGTTGTATACTCTGATAACTGATGTAGATACGTCACCTTCTTTAGCTGCACTATTAATCTCAGCAGTCATGTGTAAGTTGGTGATCATTACGCTATCACCACCGGATGTTGTCTTCGTCTGATTGGCAGTGTCTGTAGAAACGCCTACAAGGTTCCCTGTTGCATTATCTTGTTGTAAGAATACGGTAGGGTGGTATGTCTGCTGTAAAGCGCTCAGAGGGCTTCCTGAAGCGTTTGGTGAGGCTTTCCATGCTGTAGAATAGCCTTGTTTAATATTCGCTGGTGCAGACCCACCCGTATACGTAACTTTTTGTTCAATTACACTCAATCGGTAACTGCGGTCAAACACCAGTGACATTAGAACACTCCTGCTTCTTCTGCGTTAGTGAGATAAACAAACTCATACTTCAAACCCTGTCCAAAGTTATTACGTCCAAGGTCTTCAATACTATCTGTATTATTCACAATATAGATATTACCACCCAGAGGGTTATTAGATAGCTTACTTGTAGCACATACACCAAAACAAAGTTTAACACCATCCATTAACGTATTCTTGTTCACATCAAGTAAACTAAAATACCAAGAGGATTCTCTTGTGTTCCATTTCATTACGGAGTAGAGGATTTGATTGTTCAAGCTGATACGTGTTTCAGAATAAGCGTCTGTTGGAACAAATATAGATAAAGCCATTAACCTGCTCCTGTGATACCATCAGGTAATCTCGCACCACCCAACCACTTATTAATTTGTTCTTCAGGTAATACCGCATCCGCACCGGCCCGAAATAAACTTTCAGGTTTAGTATTAGACTTACTACCGCTGTCTTTCTTTCCAGCAAGTGCATCAGCTTTAGCTTTTTCTGCGTTTACTGTATCATCAGAAGATTCCCCAGCTACTTCAACTAAAGAAGCTTTAGCTTTGTCTACGATACGTACTTGTTCAATTGACATATTAATACGCCAACTCCCAAGCCCTTCAACAACACCTTTCTGTCCACTGAAGTCTGTAAACAAACAGTTCTTGTATGGAGATAAACGGTTGTCTAAGAACACCGTAAATAGTTCACGAGATTTACGTAAAGTATCTAAACCTTGAATGTAATCTTTGATACCTTTCTGTGGAGAGTTCTTAGTGAGATTGACAACTTCAGTGATCACACCAGATAATGTAAACGTAGAATTTTCAACAACAGAATGATCTGTAATAGAAGCCCCCGATTCAACGGGGAACTTCGTATTAGTATTTCTATGTTGAAACCCTACATCAGTGGTGGCTGTCAATTCAAAGACATCACCAGCTTTTGTTTTGATGTAGAATACAGCCATTACCTTACTCCAACAGATTGCATGCCAGTCATACGCTCTAATTCCTTCTTCACACTTTCACCAGCTTTTTCTGGGTCAGGTGAATTGATTGTGATACTGATATTACCACCAACAGTATTTTGTGAATACCAAGATGTAAAGTCTTTCAATCCAGCCATAGTATAATCGAAGGATGTTTTAGCAAAACCTTCCAGTGCCGAAAGTATTACTGAACCGTGTTCTGTCTGAGAAGCAACGGGCATATTCTTAGCGATGTCTTGCCCAAATTGAGCTAATGGCCCTACTGTGAAATCACCGCCAACAAGTTTAGCGTCTTCAGCACTACCCATACCCATCATCATTCGTCGTTGGGCGTGTACTTTCTTACTCTTTTCTTCAGACCAACCCTTATCATCAAACAAACCAACTACATCATCATCAAAGTATGCTCTGATTTCATCAAGTACACCTACGATTGTAGTCAGAATAACGAGAGGTGTTTTGAAAGCAGCAGCCATCACTAAACCTAAATTCTTCATATTAGTAATCAGAATAGGCATAGCCACTATTAAAGCCGCCAGAGGGTTATCAACAAACCATCCTATTGCCTGACCTACCGTTTCTACAGAACGTAAGAAAGAAGCAAACCATTGTGTAGCACCTCTCACTACAACTGACAGTACATCAAACACTTTCTTGTATATTCTGCCAAGACGCTGTAGTGTATCTTCATTATTGTTAACCAGATCAGTTATTGTTTTGAAGAAGTTTTTCAGACCTTCAGTAAAACCACCTTTATCTAAGTTCTCAGCAGCAGTTACAGAGAAAGCTGCTTTCATTCTGTTCTCTACAATACCAAGCTTATCAAGAGATTTAGTATAAGCGTCATTGACGTTTACCAACTTCTCCATTTGTAATACGAACGGAAGAATATATTCGGCACCAAGTTGTCCTTGCTCCATCATTTTAAACAACTCTTTAGCTGTTTTACCTGTGGATTTTTCTAAGGCTCTCATTGCTATTGGTAATCTGTCGCCTAGCTGTTCTTTACATTATGTTCAGGAAGGGTCGTTAACCCTTCCCCGCTTTATTCAAGCTGCTTACAGTCTCCTGTAAGATCAGACCATATCTTCACCTTCAACTTAATGTTAAGGGTTCCCCATTTCGACTCACTTGAGTCTACGTCTTTCGACTGGCCGTTGAACGTTCAGAAAAATTCATCAGAAATGTTTTTATAACGAATCTTATATCTAATTCGTTTTATCTCTATCGTACTGAGCTTGTCATTGCTACTGAGTTTCGCAATTTCTTTATCACCCAATCCGTCTAAAATTCTATAACAAACCCACTTGACAGTATTCACAGAGAAGTCATTGGGATAGTTATGTTCTATTTTGTAAAGCTGCCTTATGTGGAAGTAACAGTCGCCGGCACGTATCAATCTTATAACACCTTTGGATGTGTTAACTTCCTTAGCTATATCACAGATTCTGTGTCCGTTGACAAGCATTTGACAAACTTTATGTACAGCGTCTTCAGTTAGACTCGCATTGTATAAGTCTGAGCCTTTACCTTTAAGTCCTGTAGAAACTGCGTGTCGTTGATTTTGACTGGCTGTTACCCACTCAAGGTTTTCAACGTTATTGTTTAAAGAGTTACCGTCTTTGTGGTTGACTTGCAGCTTTTTGTCTGGACAACCTTGCCATGCTTCAAGAACTAATCTGTGTACTTTTCTATTGTACACGACACCTTCTACGGACAATCTCACATAACAACTAGGATAATTATTTATCACCTTAATTGATTGTGCGATCTCTTTGTTTCTTTTTATATTAAAAACTTTACCACAAGCACTTACTGCATAATTTGGGTAATCTTTCAATACTATAACTTTTATCTTATTTACAAACATTTCTGCTCCTACTGATTTTCAGAGAATTTTCTGCTTCGCTGCGGATTGTCTCTATTGTTGACGTTTTTACCATCACAAACACATTACTGTTTGCTTTGTATATTATACACGGTAGTCAACACCTGTCAAGATTTCCCCGCAATTAAAGGAATATATTTTTCTGCACATTTCTATGCAGCGAACCTAATTTTAAGTTCCTGAGCCATTACTTGTTGTTTAGAGAACATTTGTGCTACAGCTTTTACTGTACCAGCCATATCATCTTGTGACAACTGAAGAATAATACCAGACTTAGTTAATGATTCAAATGCTTGCTTAGTTTGGTCAAGAGAATATTTATCTTGCATTGCAGCACGAAGTTTAACAAAGTCTTTAGTCGTATCTTTTAACGACAAACCATTTTGTACAATAACATCTTTCAGATAACCTACTGTAGCGGCAGCTTGCTCAGAATTATCTGACACAGCTAATACAGAAGCATTCATTGAATCTAATGCTTTAATCTGTTCTTTGAAATACGTAGTACCTGCAAACAAAGCATACAAACTAGCATACTCTCGCACCATATTGCGTGTAGAGTCCTGTAAGCTACTCATTGCAGCAGCAGCACCCATACTATGCCTACGCTGTTTCTCAAGCTCGTGGTTCATCCTAGACAGTTCTTTCGTCACTGTTCTAAGCTGATCTATATTACCTGATGCAATAGCTGCATCAATCTTAGCACCACCAAGAGGACGATAGCGTTCTACATCTCTTGCTGCGCGAACAAATGCGTCAGCACCTTTCTGTGTGGTTTGTTTCTGAGCGCCTTGTACTAACATCGACTGTTGTTGAGAAGTGTAGTTCTGAAAACCACCACCCTTCTTGATAGCGTTGAATGTGTTGTTAGTAGCAGAACCTGTTGGTGCTGTCAGCAATGTAGCTACACGAGCATTAGATTCTTTCAAATCTCTATTCAGTTTAATTACAGTAGCACGAATGGATTTAATCTTTTCTAATGAACCACCACGAGCAGCTTGTCTTGCTGACAATAGAGCTTGTAATGCGTGTTGTCTTCCTTCGGGTCCACTAGACTTCAGATCACGGAAAGCTTGTAGGTTAGTGAGAGTACCTAGTGACCTGCGTTTACGTAATCGTTCGTTTGCAATACCTAAAGCCGACTGGTCAGATTGCATCTTACGATAGTAATTGCCCATAGCTTTAAGCTGAGGGTTCTGTTCATTATTCAATAATCCACGAACAGCTTGTTGTCTCTTTGCTGATTCTATAAAAGATTGTGATGGATTCTGTGCTGGTTTGGCTTTATTGTTTAAACGATACAACGCTTCTTGTCGTTCAATCGCTTTCTTCTGTGTCTTCTGTAAAGCTTTTTCAACAAGATTGAAGTCTCTAGCTTTTTGTTTAGCTAGTTTTTCTTGCAGTTTAATTTGAGCTTTGACATGACTATCCTGTAACGCAATAGATTGTTTTACAGTTTTCTTTTCAATGTCTTCTTTTTTCTTAGCTGTTGTTTCAGCAACTTTTACAGCGTTATCGGATATTTGCTTCTCAGCTTTTAATCCGTTTTTAACACGTTTAGCATCTACTCCAACAGCCAACTTTTCTAACGATTTGTGTAAATCTTGAATTTGAGATTTGACTTTTGATGTATCAAATCCCAAGCTGACAATAAAATCTTCAATTGGGCTGGACATTATTTCTCCCGCAGTTTAGCATCCTTTCGATATGCTTCTTCTTTTGTATATTTGATTGTCAGATATTCTCGTAGTTTCAAGCATTCAATATATGTGTACACGTTCATTAATTCCCATGCACTCACTTTGAATTCAGTCATTTCAGATATTTGATAAAAGAACCAATCTTCATCATCAAGAAGGGTGCCTTTCTTTATCGCAGCCAATACTTGATTTAAGTAGGGCTGGTCATGCTCTGAAACTTCTCTTGAAAACGAGAAATTAAACCCTTTCCCTTGAAAAGACTCCCGAAGTTCTGTTCAATAGCAAAGGCTACTAATTCAATCAACACTTCATATTGGCCCATGATAATATCAGCCAACTTAACTTGAACACCATCTTTAACTAAATAAGCTAACAGACGATTGAAGATCATATCTTCTAAATTGATTTGGTCTAATTGTTGTAACAGTAAAAGTGCCATCTCACGGAATGTTTTAGGTGCTCCATGAAACACATCATCATGTCGTGAAGCATCGAATGATTCACCCACTAACGGTAACAACACTTTAGATAATTCTACTGAGGTTTTGAAACCACTCATACCATCTAAGAGTTTAATTTGATATTGACTTCCGTCAATCTCTGTCATACGAAAATTATTTGCTGGCATTTGCATTTGAAAGTTCTCCTTTGTTCATTACGAGAATACTGATGTAATCTGTTTCCCAACAGACTTCACCGCTTCACCTACTTTACGGAATAGGATTTGCTCATTCGTCAATAATGAATCATCTAGTTTAATGTTCTGGTTAGGCTGCATGTCAATACAGTACACCGACCATGTTGTAGCACCAGCCATATTCGTATAGGATTGGTCTGGATGCTTCTGAATGAATGATGATGTTGACTTCCAACTCACCATTAAGTTATAATCTGTAAACACTAATTGAGGAAGCTCAATAGGTTTTCTAGGGTCTTGCATATTACGCTGAATATCTAACAACCACTTATTGTTCTGACTCATCTGAAGTAGAGTGAATGTTACAATAGCGTCTTTGTTTGTTTGTCTCTGTAATGCCGTGTTACCATCGATACCCTTTACTACGCCGATATTCTCAGCAGCGTAGGAAATGTTAACCATCTGGTCAGGAGCAAATTCAGTGATAGGTTGACTTCCTAATACTAAAGAAACTAACCTTGGGTTGTATACGGCAACCGACCTATCTTTGAATAGTGACCAACCACTACCGTTAAAGTTCAACACAATCACCTCTTAAAGTAAAAAGCCCCGACAAAGCGGGGCTAATCATTACTAGCCTACACCAAGAAGTTCGGCTGCGGCTGCGACTTGGGACGCAATGCCGAGGGCTTGAGTGATTTCACTGTTAGAAGAAACAGGAATCATGTTAGAGACAAAGAATTGCCAGCTTTTCGCGTTCTGACCATCCGATAATGTTACCGGAGCAGCAGTTTTTAGGTGTGCGTCACGGCATTCATACAGGGTTGAACCAGATGGGTCTACAATGGTCATGTTCTCACGAACAATATCGTCAGCACGTTGCTGTGCAGCATAGATGTTTGATAAGTATAAGTTACACTCAGCATTCTGTAACAGAGTGATTGTTACCATTGCTGTGTAGTTGGCAATCTTTGTAAGTGCCACATCGCCGGCAGCGCCCACAACCTCGTCAGTTAAGTCGGAGTTAGGGGTGATAGTAACGAATTCACCATCTGCGTAACCCGTGATCATAACCCCACCCCAAGAGATGCGCACACTTTGAGGTGAGTAAGTTTTAATATAAGCCATTGTTTACTCCAATTAAGCGTTAAAAGAAATTGCCAGTGTACCGGTGATGTCAATCAATTCGATTGAACCAGACAACTCAGCTTTGAAGTAACCTTCGTCCAACAGACCTAAACCTTTCTTCGCAGCGGATACGTCACGCTCATCAGGTAAAGTGATTAAGTAGTTGTCATTGATGAAGCTACGGCGAACAAACAGATCCAGAGTTTTAGCAATGGTAGAACGAACAGCGTTGATACCGTTGTTGTTGTATGGCAGCTTACCGCCTTTCTGAGACAGTAACAGAGCAGTCAGGTTAGCTTTCATTTCATTCTCTAAAGCATCACGACCACGGATGTTGTCAATGCGCTCACCACCAGCAACCAGACCACCACGAGTAGCATTCTGACCACCTTCTAAACGAATGAATGTAGCATTACGAGCAGACAAATTATTCTGTTGTGTTTGTGTCAGGACATTACCGTCTACATTCTGAGAAGCAGCCAGAGCAACTACGTTGTTAGTCCAAATTACTGAACCAGCATCAAACGGAGCATTGTGACCTACGTAGTTTAATTCCACGAAGTCTTCATCAGCACGTTGATGATACAAACCGAATGTACGGAAGTAACCAGCATCTGACAGCTTACCTAAGATGTCACCTGATACAGCAGCACCTTTAACGTAAGTACCGTAGTTAGTAGCACCTTCAACAGCAACAGCATACAGTTTACTACGGGCTTCTACATCAGCAGCCATAGCTAATACCCATGCTTCTGAATGGTCTTCTGATGCAATGAAGTAGCAATCTGAGTCAGCGTCTAATACACGTTGCAGAGCTTGTGGAGCAGTAGCTGTAGAGGTATAAGAATCTGTTACGTTCAGTAGAGCAGTTACAGCAAACTTGTTAGTACCTGTAGGAGCGATTGTAACAACGCCAGTAGCTGCTGTAGCGGCAACTAATGCACCTACAGTAGATGCTTCAACAGCAGCAGCAATAGCTGTAGCGATTGTAGTAGTTGTATCTGAACCAGTAGCTGTAACAGAGATATTAGCCGATACAGCACCTGAAGCGATTGTGAAGCTATAAATCTTACCAGTAGCAACAGCGGAAGGAGTCAGCTTTAAATCAGCTTCAATCTGACCAACTTTAAACGCTTTACCAACTGGGGTGTTAGCGAAGAATTGAGTAGCAGCTTTGTATACACTGTGAGTAGTAGGGAATACTTGACCAACAGATAAAAGATTAGAATAAGCGGTAACTACTTCCTGAGTGAAGCGGTGTTTCGCTAAGAATACCGGAGTACCATAACCCTGACGGCTAACAGTAACACCTTGTAAAGAGATGGTGACATTTGCAATGTCGGTAATAGCACCAGCCATTATTAAACCTCGTTAGTGTTTATGTTTATTAAAATAGGATCAGGGTCAATGAAATGATCATGTAGTTCCCCGTTGAGAATGATTTGTACGATATTACCTTCAGAATCAATTTCAAGAACATCTCTGAATGTAATGTCAATAACTATTGTGGATAAATCAACCCACTCTGTTTGACGCTGTATCATCCCTCGCTTAACATCATTAGAAATCTTAAACAATCTTCCTCCTGTGAGGTCAGATACTTTGTTTCTGAAGAATGATGTTGTAAGGGCTTTATGAAGACTTAACGCTATACTGTGAACATCGTCTGTCTGTCTTCCGACAAAATCTATTACGAACTTGACAATGTAATCAGTCTCGTATAATCTGTTACCATTATCTGCATACTTCTCATTGACTAGCTCAGCACCACCCCAGAAGGAAGCATTGAGGAAATCAACTAAGCAGTAAGGGTAAGGTAAATCAACGGCTGGTTGATTTGTAGATGCTCTGTCTGTAGAACGTTTCTTTATTACTGCTGGAACTAATTGTCCAACATTAGAAGATGATTTGATTTGAGCTAATCGTGTACCAACAACTTGTTTTACTAAGTTGATAATACCATTTTGTTGTGTGTTGATATTAAGACTGTTTGTATAACTCATAGCTTAGTCTTCCTTACCAACAAGAATTCTCTGTGTCGAATACGTGGAAGTTGCACTGACCAATTACGCTCTTGAATTACTTTGTATCGCCAACCGTCTAGCTCTACTTCATCACCAGTAACACCAGTCTTTTCGTTATCCGGTTTTAGCTCTGATTTAGTGAAGAATACTAATACATCTTCAATCTTAACACCTTCAGGTAATACTTTAGCTACTTCACCTTTCTGTACGTTAGGTACTGGTTGCCAATTACCGGTAACGGTGAATGTTTGTTTCTGTGTCACTACAACGTTACCATTGTCATCAAGAGCTTGTTCACCATAACGTGTAACTTTAACAGAGCTTGTATTAAGTAGTCTCATAGTGTATGCACCGTCCCTCTCCAACTAACTTTCCAAGCGAAGTTATCAGCTAACTCAGATGTATCAATCAATGGTGTTTCATTAGTAGTTACCCAGAGGACATCTGGATTACCGAAGATTTCATTAGCGGAATGAACAGCCCACATACCGAACTTGTCAGCTAGGTGGTCATTAGTGAAATTAGGATTCTTCACATAATCACACAACCAACCTTTTAATAATTTCTTGAAGCTTCCTGCTTCCATTTGACCTACAATTGTATCTGAGTAGTTATATGATTTCTCAGAGCCGAGTACAGGTCTGACATACACACCAACACCATGTTCGTGTATACGCATCAATTCTGTGTAATGTAATTTAGATGAAGTGTGTATTCCCTGTGACTGGAAATAACCTACTTCAATCTTCTGTCTGTTCAGTTTCTGGAGTTTTGCTACCAGCTTTGCGAGGTTTCCGTTTCTCTTGAACGTTACTTTGCTCGTCATCGGTACTCCATTCTTTAACTTCACCAGTAGTGTTATCCACCACTTTAATAATAGCCATTACTTAATCTCCACCAGACCTCTGCGAGATTGCATAATGTCTGTCCAATCTTGTTGGTCATAGCCTGTGAATACATCTTGGTCTTCAATGACACGATTACGCTCACTGAGAGACACGCCACCGATATAAATACCAGCACTGTATCGTGATGTATTAGCTTTAACGAAGTCGTCTAGTAATTGCTTGTAGCGCTCATACAGACGTTTGTATTCGATTTCCACTTCACCAACTTTCTCTCTGTCAGCAAGTGTACTAAAATGTGCCTTGATTGCTTCCATACAAAGAATGGATGCTTTAACCACATCATTATTGTATTTAACCAAAGCAGAAGAAATTGCATTGTCGGTGATATGTTCACCTGAAGGGTCGCCTATGTTAACCCTGACTTGAGCTAACTCACAGTTAAAGTCTAAATCAATTGCCATCTAATATTGTTCCTGTGAGAAAGAAGGGAGGGACAAGCCCTCCCGCCCCAATTAAGACTTGGTAGCCTTGATGATTGTCAATGGAGACAACAGGTAATCACCAAAGTTACTTTCGTACATGATGTGAGTACCAGTGTGTTCATTGTCTGAACGCCATGCGTATTCTGGCAGAGCTACAGTGTTAACGTAAGACATAGTTTCCGCTGGAGCATAGCGACGAGCAAACATACCTTCAACACCGGCTGGCATGATGTATGCTTCGTTAGTGTTAATCAGGTCAACACCACCAATCTTAGCATCGTACTGGATGTAAACGATGTCATCAGCGCCAACGTACATGCGATACTGTTTAGAGAAGTTAGCCAGACGTTTCAGCAGTGGGTCTTGACCCCACATGTCGGTACGGTCCACACGAGCTTGTTCTTCTTTCGGGTGATGGATACGATCTTTGAAGAAGTTACGACCACACAGGGCAACATAACCGGAAACGGTTTGACCATCTAACAGGTTTTCGTTGATTAATGCACGAGCATCTTCACCAACTTCTGCTGGATATTTAGTAGCGTCAGACAGTTGGAAGTTAACTGTTGGGCGAGCAGCAGCAGAAGTACCTGCGTATTCAGTATAGAAGTCAGTTACTGGAGCTGAACCGTTAGGGACGTATGAAGTACCAGTGGTGATCAGGTGAGCTAAACACTTCTCTTGTAACAGGGCGAATGAACGGCGAATGTCACGAATGTCATTTGCTACCAGACGATCCATTGAGTCCAGAGTGTCTTTAGTACCCGGCACTCGGCTACGCAGAGCGTCTTGTGGACGAATGTGTGTTTGAATACCGAATGAAGGGATTTTGAATAAGTGAGTTTTTGAACTCTCACGAGCATCAAAGTTATCACCACGGTCAGAGTAAGACTTGTCACTTGGTAAAGCAACACGCATTACTTTGTCGTCATGTTCCCAAGTAGAGGTATTCATATACTCTACATCCAGAGGGATTAACTCAGTCAGCAGAGAAGGGATGTTAGGGCTGTTCTCTAACAGAGTGCTTGAGAAGTCATGCAGACTGTTCAAGTTACCCAGATCACGAGTTACAGATTTTTGAATTTGGAAACGACCGAATTGAGCCATTATTTAGAATCCTTATTGAGAAATAATAACGGCTATTAGACGCCGTAGAAAGTAGAAGTAACAGCGCCCAGTACAGACTTGACAGCGATGTTTTGTTTTTCGAGTTGTGCAATCAGAGAGTTCTGTTTAGCTGCGTTTAAGCCAGCATCAAAACGTAAGCCTGATTTCTTAACAGAAGCAGCACCACGGAACAGCAGAACCACTTTGTCACCAGCAGTAGTAACAGATACGTCACCACGAACATCACCCAGAGCATCGAAGCCAACTACGACACCAAATTTAGCGCCGTTAGCTACAGCACCATCGTTCGCTGGAACGTTGACTGCATCACCAGTGAAATCACCAGCAACAGGTTGACGGTAAGCTACCAGAGTGTTGTCCCAAATAACAACTTGACCTACACGGTAGGTTTTGGTAGAAGCTTCATCAACGTTTACGTTATGTTGGTAGTTGAAGTTTTCAACCAATGGGAAGATGTCCTGCATCAGAACATCTGACAGAACTGGACTAGAAGTTGCAATAACAGCCATTATTGTTTATCCTTTATAATTAGTAAGGTTTGTTTAATTCTGCTGCGAATGCAGCTTTCTTAACTTGTTCTGGAGACACTTCATCACCAGATGTGGTTTCTTCGAACAGGTCAGATTTTTCTACCAGTTCTTTTTTAGCTTGCAGAGATTTAATCACTACTTCAGCCGCTTCTGGGCTGGTGGCTTTCATTACGAATAATGATTTAGCAACAGTAGTTAATTCTTCAGCAGATACTAAGTCTTTCAGAGTTTCTTGGAATGCTTCAAATTCAGCAGCTTCTTTTTCTTCTTTAGCTTTCTGTACTTGATTACGCAGTTCAACTACTTCCACTTCCAGAGCAGATTTCTCAACTTTGAGTTGAGTAGCTTCTGCTACGGCAGCTTCGTGAGCTTGCTCGACTTGTTCTAATTGCTCGTAGCGAGCTTTTTCTACTTGGATTTTCAAGGGGTCTTCCTCGTTTTGTTGTTGTAAAGATTTCTCGATTTGAGACTGGATAGTAGTGATAGCAATAAAGTCTTCATCACTAATTGTTTGGTTTGGGTTTTCGCTGAGAGACTTCATAATAGTGAACTGAGCTACACGCTCTGTAATCCACTTCTCATGTTCTTTCTCCCAATCGTATTCACCATCAGAAGATTCACGTTCAGCTTTGTTTGCTTCAAACTCTGTTTCAAAACCTAACAGCTTTGTAAGGGTTTCCGCGTCAGAACTCCACATATCAAAGAACTTACGTAAGAATTCTTCCATTGACATTGTTACAGTAATCTGTTCTAATGCTTTCTGTACTTTCACTACGTCAGTTGGTTGGATACCAACATTGGTCCCTTTTGTACAAATTAGTTTGTACCCATTCGCGGCATTTCCTTGGTCTTTAGACACAAGGGCTACATGAGCACCATGTGTATCGAAGTCAAAGTTGAAAAGCTTACGCTTTGCTTTCTGTTTGCTAATTGTCATTTAATTTCCTGCCCGTAAGCTTCACAATAAACGCTCAAGCCTGTGAACGTACCATCCTTCACTTTAGGCCAAATTACATCTTCAGCTAATTCATCTGGTTCAGGGAAGTACCATTCTTGCAACCAAGTGTTCTTGCGAATAGTCACTTGCTCACCTTCTGGATTCTCGATAATAAATTCAACTGGAGAAGTATAAGACTGCTCGATAATGGCTAAGTCAGAATCAAGCATTACGCTGTGCATCAGATTAGCTTTCATGCAGTGAACGTTGAATGAGCGACAAGCTTCGATAACGTCTTGGTCAAAGTAAACATCACCATGTAAGTCTTCTGTTTCTGCCTCAGACTCTTGTGGAGCTAATACAACGAACAATGCTCGACGTTCTTCAACGTCCACAGACTTACGTACCTGAACACCTTCTGGTGTAGTGACATCGCTCTCAATAACTTGCTTATGGTTTTCACTATCACCGATAGCCATGTCCAACAAGTCAGTAAACATTTTGATTAGTTTTTCTTTGTTCATGCAGAATTTGCCATATTTCTTGTAGAGTTAGGATTCTTCAACTGACTTGTACCTGTACCACTAGAACCACCACTCTCACCAACACGGGCTGTGTCAGGGGTGAGCTTAGCTAACAGTTCTTCTTCAGTGAGCTTCTCGATCTCTGTTGTATCGAACCCAGTCATCTTGTGTGCTTGAATAATGATTGACTTATCTTTAACCATCATACCAACACCAGCCATCAACTGAACCACTTTAGCATTGTTCTCTGGGTCAGCTTCATCCAGCTCACCAAACGTCATCACTGGCATATCATCTTCTTCAAGTTTCAGTTCATTAATGTCTGCAAGAGACTTAACAAACTCACGCTCAAATACTGTTTTAATATACATCAGCATACGTTCCATGTAGAAAGCATGGACACTGCGAGAACTATCTGATAGACTGTGTGAACCTGTATCACCTTGACCAACCAGAAGGAAGGAAGCACCTAATACGTTAAGAATATCTTTCTTACGAGCTTCGATTAGTTCAGAGGTTTTATAGGCTTTACTGCCACCATCGACACCCTTCAGTTCAACATCGTAAACGTATTTACCGTTACCTGTTTCACCATGTGTATCTGATCCTAAGAGGATATATGTTTGATCGCCAGCATGAATAGCAGCAGCATTCTTTTGTAATGCTCTGAGTGTTTTTGCTTCTAAGCTCTGATCATCTTCAGCAGCTTTATTGATGTGGTCATTCGGGACACGTAATACAAGGACACCCATTTGTTCAAAGTGAGTCGTTAATTCACTCCAGCGACATTATTCGCTTCTCTATGTTTCCATAAAGTTCAGACTATATCTTCATCCTATAAGGATGCTTCCCATTTCGAGCTACTTAGCCCTACGGCTTACGCCTAGTCGTTACACGTTCTCATTACTGAGCTTCGCTCGGTATTGTCTCCAACATTACTTGGTAAGAGTTTCACCGAATTAGAAAAGTTATTCAATGTGCATTACTACACAAGGGGGCAGTTCTACCCAAGTCCTTGCTCACCCCAACAACCTCATAGCTTGTAATCATTTCAAGCTCTTTCCAAGATTTAAAGCAGTCGTATAGATCTGATTTACCTTGAGGGTTGTTACCTGTACTGTTCCAACTAAACAACATAAACTTTTCTCTACGAACAAATTTATCTGTTAAGTTTTGTACAGTGAAAGGGTTGATATTACTTTGTCCAATAACTGTAGCTGGCATCCATTGATGTAAACCAACTAAGTCTCGCTTCAATACAGCATCATCAAACACCCACTCACGAACACTCTTTTGAGCGCGAGGAGCAAGCTTTGCGTATTTGTATTTATATTTACCAGACCACTTAATACTATCATTCTTTGCAAAGACTTTCTCAAGCCAAGCGAATCCATATTTACGGAATGTGATAATATTTGTGATGGCATCGTACCAACTGTTACCGACGAAGTTCTTGATGTTCCAGTTGAGGAAGGCAGCAAAATCTTTTGACTCTTGACTTCCTGATACACCTGCGATAAACTTTGTAGCAAGTAGGGACTTCGTAAGGAATACTTCACCAGCGGTTAAGCCTTGGCTAACAGCAGAGGTAGAAGCCATCTTATCGTATGTGGTGAGGCTATGAGGAAACTGCAATTCTTTCTTAGCAGATTCTTCAATGTAGCCCCCGATGGCTTTTAGATATGGATTGCCGATCTCCCCTAAGCGAAGACGACTGTCTGAGCTAGAGGGATTAGATTCAGCTTTCTCAATTTGAATTGTTTCTGACATTATCCCCTCAGATTATGAATTAAGGTCATATTGCGCTTTGATTGTGGGATCGTTGAGAGCGGTTAGTTTTGGGACTGTGTAAGTTTTGACACGGCACAGGAAATTAAAACAATCTGCTGTTGTATCAACCCAATCATCTTTGATTTTTCTGCTGCTGCGCCACTTACCGTCTTCGTTTGGTTGAAATTGTTCAAGCTCTCTGTAGAAAGCATTCAGCGTCCTAGTATCAGGAAAACTATCTTCTACTATAAACACCAGACCAGATTGTGCCGCAGATAAGAAAGGTTCAAAGCGAGAAGATTTACTTCTTGTACCAGATGCGGCAGAAGGGTATATTTTAAATCCTTCGGCAACAAACTTCTTGGCAATCTCTTGAAACACTTGCTTTCCGTCTGCTCCGGCATCCTGAGCTAATACTACTTTAGTCTCTCTACCATCATGTTTGGCTTGCAGTAGCATTAATTGGTCTCGCTCACCGGCAGCTTTTCTAAACTTCCCATAAACTTGTTCGTGTTCATCGAAAGTAGTTTTAGCAAAGTCACCATATATGTAGTAAAATCCATTACTGTCTTTAGCCATGTGAATACAAGCGGTAAAGTCTGCGTCTGTATTTTTAATCTTAGGACTATACTCTGTGTTAGCTTTATCCCAAGCTACTACTCTTTGACAACCTTCCGGTAAGGATTTTTTGACCCTTTCCCCATGTTGTCCCCTGAGCCATTTTCTGTCGAAGAATTTTATCTTGTCACTCTCGCTGTGCCAATTTCCGAAAAGCTGGCTGGCTCTTTCATGCTCAGGTAAATTTTGAAGTTCAGACAGATAGCGCGGGTTGAGTCGGATGAGTATTGGGTTATCAAAAATTGTTAGTTGCACAAAGCAAAACTTTTTAGGTGGTACATACATTTGCTCATTAGTGGACGGGTTGGTTATATACACCGTCTCCGGCATGTTTTCACTAAACCATTCTTCACTATCGGCAAATATAAAGTCATTATCTTTTACTACGTACCAACGAATTTGTCCATTCTTAGCCTTATCAACAAAACCCTCATCATCGAGATACCACTTAACTAGGTCATATACCCAGTTCTCCCTGTGGGGGTTACACGTTCCGATGCAAACAGAGTTCATGTTCGCTTCCGAGCGCAAAGTTGTAAGTAAAAATAAAAGAGCCTCTTTCGGGACTTGGGTGATTTCATCCACACCCAAATAGCTAAGTTGCAAGCCGCGCATTTTTTCAGCGTCAGAAAGATTTGAAATAGCTTTGTATCGAATCTTACAACCAGAAGGAAATTGATAATATGGTGGTGGAGATTTGATAGGTCTTGCACCAAGGAGAGGGTAGTATTTGTATGCAGTCTCCCACAAACCACCAGCACCTGTCAATTGGTCATACTGAACACGGACAAACATTCCGTTGAATCGTGGATCATCTCGCCACATTAGAGGTATCTGAGTTATTACTTCAGACTTGCCGCCCAAGTCTCAGTTATGTGTTCGCTAGGCACTTCCACCGTTTCCGGTGTTGTCGGACTATATCTTATGCAATAAAGCATCCCTACGTTTTCATGTCGCTTGACATTACTTTAGTCTCTACACCCACGAATCTAATCGTTCGGCTCGGTATTGCCCTCGTCTATACGTTAGGGTTTCACCGACTTAGCAGGGTTACGTGGCAGCGGTCTATTTACCACGCGAACCACCGATGATCATGAAATCTACTTCGGTAGCTCTTTTGAATACAAGTTCTTGCATTGGAGAACAAGGTCCAATCTCTACAATCTCTTTTGGAGGAGCCTTGTTCGTTACTTTAGGTCTTTTGTTACTCATATTTCTCCTTTTTTATAATGCACTAATTAAATGCACTATAGAAAAGAGCCAGCTATAAAAGCTGGTCTTCATATTCATACACTATAGATAATATCTTAGATAAATTAGAGAGGTACGTTGTCTCTACATAACCGTGCTTCATATCTACTTTCGAAACTACCTTTCTTATAATATCTTTACTTCTGTAGACTTTATTCTCAATGTCCAGTGCTGTATAACCACTAGCAAAATTGAACAAATACATAGGCTCTATATCAAAGGTAGAGTAGCGTCTGATTTCCTTCAAACGCCTTTCCATATTATTTGTAACACCAAACTTTATAACATCGTCAGTTACTTTAAGTATGTAGAATGTTCCTGATTTCTGTGGTTGAAAACCACTTCCACCACATAGAGGACAACCTTTACCTTGAACATGATTGTCTGGTGTTATACTAAATTCACCATGTGTAGGGCAGGTGACAATCACTTTTTGTTTACAGTTCTTGAATTCTGAAACAGTAGAATAGTCGTATAAATCGCCGTGAACTGCTTTGAATTTAAGAATATAACTTTCACGACCTTTGTTGTGAAGATGACCTTTTCTTATATTGAAGCAACTTGGACAACCATGCCCAGACATTAAATTATTTGGCTTTGCTCTGAAAGTATGACCTTCCTTACAAGTCACCTCTATGTGTACAGAAGCTCTCTCGTATTTTGCATTACTAAAATCAAAACCATGTGCAGGGAATTTAGCGTCCAACTTTTTAATAAACTCGTGCAGATTACTTGAAGCCACTTTAGATTTATATTCTCTTAGGCAGTCACAGCATCCAATCCCACCTAACATCATTGATTGAGCATCTTGCCAATATGTGTTGCCGTGCTTGATACAAGTCACTTCGCACTTCTCGTGCTGAGTCAGGTAAACAAGGTTAGAATAGTCTAACTCTATTTTCTGGTTCTCTTTACATTTTTCAATAAATTGTTCTTGTGTAAGACGACGATATTTACCTTTCCGCTTCTCTTTCAATTTAAAATCCTATTAATCAAATACTCCCCGCGCATTGGCGCGGGTCTGTTCACAAACCCAGCACAGAGAATATTTGTTAATAGAATCTCTGTGAACAATTTTTCGTGCCGAAGCACCAAGCCACGCCAATAGCCTGTACAACAAAATGAAATAACCAACGTACTTACGCAGAGGTTGGTTACATATTATAAGGCTTCAATGAGCCAAACAACTTAAGTGCTTTTAAGCAATAACAGATTAACGGACTGCTCTAAGTGCCCCAACGACACATTCCGTCGATTGTTTCACTTTATTTATACACGTTAACCGTAGCCATCGATAGCATCAATCGTGTTATATCTATCCCACAATTAAACTTTTACTCCCCACGAGGGAAACCTTATTACAGGGAAGTAGGCAACCTAAACAGTCCAGCTCTAATTGCTCTATGTGTAGGGTTGGGTCAGCCTTTTTGTTAACACCGGTATTCATTCCTAGTGGAATCTACAGAATGCTAAATTAGGGAGTCTGCCGCTACCAGACCAACACATTATTCACTCTTATAGTTGTCCATGTGTTATGGCGCTTGCACGGATTCCATCTGTATTTAAAGCCCTAGGGAACGTATTCGAGGGCTATCAGCAAACCACATCCCATGTGAGGATGCTGAATTCTTTTAAATATTAAGGACCAACAATATCCACATCTAACCAACCATCATTAATTACTGGAGGCCACTCATCAGAGATACCTTCACCATAACCAACGTCAAGGTCTAAACCCCAATCTTGTTCTTTCATAATTCCTCCTTATGATTTCTTAGCTTTAGCAGCAGCCTTCTTCACAACAGGCTTAGCTTCTTGAACAGGGGCTTCTACTGTTGTGTCAACCACTACTTCCGTAGCCTGTTCTGCTTCAATTGTAGCTGCTTCTACTACGTCTGTCAAATCTTTTTCGATTACAGACATCATAAATACATACTTTCTATCGAAGATAAATGTTACACGAAGTAATGTGCTAACAATACTACGAATATCATCTTCTGTCAAATCTTTTGCATTGGCTACAACGTAATCTACTACTTCATGTAACTGAGCAAATCGAATAGTATTACCACCAACACTATAATCGGTGCTAACATTGGTAAACATTTTTCCATTAATTTCTTTCCAGAAATCAGCATATGTTCCATTCTTCACTGCTTCATAAATTGCTGGCAAGAAGCTACTCACGCCATGATAAGTTAAATTCTTCATTGTGTTTCCTGTGTAAATTACATTCTCTTAAAAATAAAAGCCCCGTTACGACGAGGAGAGGTGTGCAGAGGAGGATGCACCATCGTAACGGGGAAGGAGGGAACACATCACTGTGTTTTATTTTAATCGCTACCTTATGGTGATAGCTGGAGGAGAGAAGTAATGAAAATTGGTTACTTGCGGGAATGTAATTGAATTAGCTTACAGCGCCAAATTTAACAACTACACCTTCGTATGTTTCTTCTTGTGTATCAGCCATGTCATCGACATCTGATTGCTTAGCTCGTTGAAGCTCCACTTTCTCATTGTGGATAAGAAGCTCAAACCATTTACCGCTGAGGTAAACGTGAATCTTGATAGCTGCTCCAACATCACCGCGTTCTTCTAACGTAGCTGCAAGCTCTTGTAATTTCTTTAAGGATTGGGGACCGGCTAGTGACAACATAGATTCTAATTTAGCCTTAGAATGCTTACCTTTACTGCCAGTAGGTCTCCCATTTCTATTTCCGCTAACTCCTTTGCGGAACTTGCCTTTGTCATCACGAATTTCGTCTGTCATATTATATTCCTCTTACATCCACTAATGTATCATTGACTTCTTGATTTGTCAAGAGATATTTAATTTAATTATCAAAATATGAATAATAGAAGTCAGAATGACTCTCAGAATGTAACGATGGGCTTGCCCCTTCAGAGCAGTTTTCTAATGTAAACGTAGGAGAGTATTGCTTTTCTTTTGATGCGTTGATACAGCTATTACAAAGCCCTACAAGCTCATCTGAATTGGGGTATGTACGTTTCTGTTCGCCTGTATCTAATAAGCGATTACAAGCCATGCAGCGGCTTATAAACCCTGTGATTGATCTATTTGTCATATTGTTATTCTTCTAGCATGTGATTGTTAAAGGGCTTGACCAAGGACGTAAGTAATCTGGTAATGGTTTACCAACATCAATTCGGTCTTGGGTTATTTTAAATTTATCAAGAACAGGAGAATCCGATAGTAACCACTCCGATATTGTAGGATTCTTGATTGTTGTAGTTTCTTTCTTAAACACTAAATTCAAATGGTCTTTAATAATTAATACTTGCTTTGCATCCAGCATAGATGGATCACCAATTTCTAATAATCCTTGTAACCAATAACAGAAATTCTCTGGGGTCATAATGTTTCCTTTTGTTTGAATAGGCAATGAGCTGGCAACCTCAGCGGTTACGCTAAGCCGGAAAACCTTCGGGCTTACTTTGCAACGTTACTTGCGCATTCAGCTCATTCGACTATAGACTTGTGCTTACCTCTCACTCTGGCGTTCCACAGCAGCAAACTGTGTTGATCTGTTGAGCAAGTCTATATGCGAATAAACTCACAGTAAGAACCACTTACTTACGGTTGTGACTCCGGCAACTCCTTTAGTGCTTCTCAGCTAACGCAATATCCGTCGAAAGTTGCTCTACTCGGATACTACGCCAATGTTACCAACGCTGTGGTTAGCAGCGGCATCATAACATTAGGGACTCATTGTTAATTAATCGAATTTCACATTCCAAATTTTACTTTAAAATAACTACCACACTGATTACGATAATGCAAGTTAAGCACTTCACGTAATTGTTCATAATTGAGAGAACAAACACGAGCAATCATTTCGTTATGTTCAATC